CCCAACGTACAACAATATTGTACCAGCCTGTGCCTCTATGAACCTCCGATAGATCTATAGTCTTTCCTGTACTTGATACCGTAAACCAAATAGTGAATACATCATTGGTAGAGTTATAGTACATCTGCACACGATTATTAACATCCACCCATCCCTCAAAGACCGACACGGTTCCACGACTAATATAACCCCGATTAAGCCATGTAGAGAACGTCCAAGTAGTCGTGTTTCCAGCACTAGCAGGTGTTCTTGATAGATTCTCACTATTGTTTCTATCATATAAAGCAGATTTACTTACTGATACTATACCGTCAGAAGGAGCGGTGAACCATTGATTATTAGAAAACACCATTATGAAAACGCCAGTTGTGGCGCTCCAAGCTGTATCGAGCCGGAAGCCTTTACAAAATAAGGAAGAACATCTACCGCATTTGCGGCTGTAGAAATAGTCAACCCTCCTCCAGCAGGTGTCTCGTAGTCAGTTCCCAGTGTTAGTGTTCGGCTACCTGTGCCATCCTGTATAATAACAATGACTCCAGATTGACCCACTGATTCAGTACTGGGGTTTGCCAAGGTGACATTACCAGTGAATGTTAAGATAAAATTTTGATAAGCATTAAAGTCTAAAGTAACACTTCCTGTATTTGACGTATCAGTTAAAGTTGCTGGAATGGCCGCTTTCCCAAATGTTGTCATCTGGTTCTCATCAACTGATATGGCGGGTGTCGTACCTACTGCTGACCCTAATCCTATCACAAGATCATCAGCACTATCATCAAGGCCAATGTAGTAATCTTGGGCGTTACCGTTATAGACCAGTTTGGTATCTTCATCCGTTCCATCACCTATTGTCACAGAAGCTGCTGGAAAAACCACCGCTTGGTTTTCGTCTATTGTTATAGCTGGTGTCGTTCCGACTGCTGAACCCAAGCCAATGACTAAATCGTCCGCGCTGTCATCCAGGCCGATATAAAAATCTTGAGCATGTCCATCAAAAACAATTTTTGTATCAACTTCAGTGGCATCACCAATTGTAACCGAATCATCGGTTAATGTAAGAATAGAGCTTGTTCCGACCGTTGACCCAACACCAACAACCAGTGTGTCTGCACTATCATCAAGACCTATGTAAAAATCTTTAGCATTACCATCGTAGATTAATATGGTGTCTTCATCCGTTCCGTCACCAATCGTAGCTTTTGCAGCAGGGAAAACAACCGCTTGATTCTCATCAATACTAATGGCTGGCGTTGTACCCACCGCAGAGCCTAAACCTATTACAAGGTCATCAGCACTATCGTCTAAACCTATGTAGAAATCTTGGGCATTGCCGTCAAAAACAAGTTTGGTGTCCTCCGCTGCACCAGAACCAATGGTCACAGAATCTGAAATATAAAGCTGTGCGAGAGCATCAACAACCGCTGCTCCGCTTCCTGCTCCATCACAATAAACAGCAGCCGATCTTCCGTTAGGTATTGTTATATTATCGCCAGTGCCTTGAGAAAGAATAACATTATAAGGGCCACTTGAACCAGAATCTGTAGTTGCGTTTATAAAGATAAAATAAGCTGCTGTTGTGTTAGGGGCAATTGTTACAGTATTATTTGCTCCTAAAGCACCCGTAAATTTAATCACACGGTACATTCCGTCTTGAAGGTTTTCCGTTCCTGATCCAGGAGAAGCTTCTCGAACTGTTAGTGTATGAGTTGATCCGGAAAGACCTACCGCCTTGTATGCCGCGATACGATCAAGGATATCTAGATTGTGGTTTGTTGTTGTACCCCATGCACCGGACTGTTCACCGGAGCCTATTTTTTCTATGCCGTAACTTGTTGTATATGATGATGCCATGACCTTATTCCTATTATGCCGCTATTTCTGTCCAATTGGGTGTTTGTGTTGTACTTACCTCACTCCAACTTGCAGTTTGAGAAGTGTCTATTGTCATCCAGATTACAGGATTTCCAACAGAGGCTGTTGCCGATACCCCCTCAACTCTTTGTATAATATCAACTTCAGCAGATCCAATCTGAGCTTCTGATGAGACACCAGAAGGCGTAAGTAAAGAATTTGTTACAAGAGTAGGTGACCCAACAGCCGTTGCCGAAGAAACACCCGTAGCATTTGTAACAAATGCTATAGTTACGGAACCTACACTAGCCGAAGAAGAAACACCCGTGACCTCAACAGGAAGTGGGTAACCCCACGTTCCCTGATTCCACGTTCCTCTATTCCAGCCAGTTATACTTGACATTATGCAATCCTAATTATTGCGCTATTCGCGTCATTGGTAGGCCATTGGATTGTAAAGTCCCCTGCGCTTGAAGACTTATCGCCGCCAAAATTAATCACTGCCACTGACGGATCAGCCGCATGATTCGTTGTAGATCCTGTTCCAGCCGTGCTTAATGTACTATTATATATCAAAGCACCCCTTGCACTACTGATAGTTGAAGTAGACCAAGTTGTATCGGCCGCATCAACAAAAGCTGTAGGAACAGAACTACTATTATCAGCTAGACCAATCGTTACACTGGCAAAAGTTGTTCCGCCAGCAGTATAGTTTGTTCCGCTCACCTCGTTGCTTGTTGTGTAACCTGTAGTATCTGCATCAATAGAAGAACTGTTAGTGAACATAGCCACTTTAAAGGTATCTGCGCTAATTGCGCTTGATCCTGTTCTCGTATGCGCGGTCAAAAAATGTATACCCGCTAGTATCTCTCTTTTAAATGTTCCACATATAGCGGATGTACCGATAGCCATATCAAAGTCTCCTTATTATCTCAGCTATATCATCATGACCTTGCTGTTTCATCAAAGCCCAAATAGACGTTCTCTCACTGTTTGCCATACTTTTCATATAATATATTAGGATTTCTTTCAACTTATCTCTATGAGCCATAGCTTGATCTCGTATGACAGGGGGAGCGTTTTCACTAACAGACATTATCTTATTCAACGCCATATCTGCTATTTGTTCCGGACTATGTCCACCGTCATGGGAAGTATAAACCATAACATTTCCAAGTTCAGAACCTCCACTTGCATCAAGCATTACTCAACTTCTCTCCTAAGTCTATCATATCTATATTGATCTCGAGTATCTCTACCTTCACCAAGATTCTTTAACCATTTAATAGCTTCTTGGAATCTACCATTGTAAATATTAAGTAATTGATCCTCTCCTTTCATAAAAGTATATGCCTCAACTAAAGATCCGTACAGCATTGCTAGTTCAGCATTAGTAGCCAGCCAAGTTGTGCCACCATCTGCCCCTGCCGTGAGCGAAGCAGGTCGATAGATGTAGTGCAACTCCACAGTATAATTGGAGTCAGGAGTTGGCGCCATTATAAAGGAACTATCGTCCCAATCCGCATAATAAAGAGGAACGCCAGTTGAGGAAGGATTGGGCGTATAATCCTGAACGAAAGTAGTGTGTTTGTATAGTAGAAATTCATTTTTAGAACTGTTAACAACACTAAGAGACATCGGAGCTAAGAAGTCATTAGGTTTAGCTAAAAACTTGTTAGAAGAACTTGCCGTACCTGATTGATATTTACGGAAAACATCTAGCTGGACCTCTTTAAAGATACGTTCTTCCGCATTTATTATAAATCTAGATAGCTGGCTAACAAACGTACTTTCTGTATTCTGAGTGTAATCCTGTATTGCTGTCTTTAAAGTTGCAAATGTATACGCCATATTAAGCACTCACCGTTACTGGGCCAGCGGAAGCAAATGAACCGCCACCTTTTATACTTCCTATAGTAGCTGTTTCTGAAGAACCACTACTACTTACATTAAAACTATAACTATCGGATTGATTATCACCAGATCCTGCTATCTTAGTTATACTGTATCCTGTGCTGTATTCTATAGCAGATGATGTAAACCCGTCAAAATTTGATACACTTCTAAATCGTACTGTGTCCCCTGTATCTCTGGAGTGACCTGGTTCCGTAACTGTAATAACCGCAGAACCGGAACTTCCTGACTTAAAAGCATTATTCTCTAGTAATACTTCTACCGCAGGTTCCGTTCTATCAGGTCTTGGATTCCTTAGAGCTTCAGGGTCTGCGACAGCACGCCTAGGATTCAACTGTGGCTGTTTGGTTTCAAACTCATCCCTTCCTACTATTGCTCCCGTCCATTCTTTAAGCATATCCCTAACTCTATACGCTCTTCCAGAACGATCAGATATGCCCATGGCATGTTTTCCTGATGCATACCTAGGCATTACGTCACACTCAACGTAGCATAAGTTGGAACAAGGCGGAGGGCTGTCCTTTCGCCATCTTCAGCCGCCGCTCGAGCAAATTCTTCTTCATAAATATCCTTTAATACCCCTATTCTTTGAGGGGATTTTTTAACAGATATGTAATAAGCAAGACCAGCCGTTAAACAAGGGAGAAATCTAAAAGGGACATCGGCAGTATTAATAGAGTCATCAGCGTCATCCATCCTTTTAACTCTATAATACACTAATTGATCTGTAGAATTTTCAGGTGTGTTCCATAAGGTTATGGTTGGAGTTATTTGCCTGTCCACATAAAACTGGGAAGCTCTGCCTTGAGAAGTCTTGTCAGGAAGCCCTAAGTAATCTGACCTCCCTATTCTCGTTAGGCTTATATCATTACCACTTTTTCTAGAAACAACTTCTAAGACATCTACTGTTGATTGAACATCCGTAAGACTAGGATTTGAGGACACAGTTGTTGTAGCACCGCTCGATGAACCAGTAATTGTTTCAGATGCTGTGAAGTCACCTGTAGGAACCGTTATAGTCATAGTGGTTGACGTTGGTTTAGTAATTATGCTGGCCGTAACGTCACTGGTCCCCCCAGTAATTGTTTCGCCTACAGAAAAACTACCTGAAGCACCAACCGTTAATGTAATAGTTCCAATGGGATAGGTAGCAACAGAAGAAGAAGAAGATAACTGTGCTAACGTTTGAGTTACTTGCTCTACTGTCCAAAGATTTAAGCCTCTATTTGCCCATTCAGCAAACAGTATATTCAAAGACCTTCTAGCTGTGGCGGCATCGTAACCTGTACGAAGTTCTAAACCACATCTTTCAAAGGCTTCTTCTGTAATCTCAGCCATGTTCAAATTAAAATCAGTCGATCCAGAAGTTGCCATTTTAATCTCCTAAAGGATTATATCACCCTTTCATTAAAGAATCTATTTTGTTTTCTAACCGATCAAACCGATCAAATATTCTGTTTATGTCTTTTGCTAAATCATTCTTAGTAACATAGTCTCTGGCGACCTCTTCTCTTGTCTTACTAAGAAGTATTTCCAGCCTTTGGACAGTACTATGATGATTTTTAAGGAAAAAAAACGACACAGCACCAGCCAATGTGAGAAGGCCATTCCACATATACGTAGCCATCTCGTCCACTTTAATATTCCTTGGTGCAATCCAAGACAATAGTG